TACAAAGAAACAAGAAATTTATTGTTGTTTGGTTCTTATGTTTTTACAGTCGTTGCTGTAATTATATTATCAGTTTAGCCCGTCTTGGGTGGGCATAGTTTGGTTGGCGCTATGCCATAAAATGGTAAGCTCTGCTTACAAGTCAACTACTCACCCTTAATTTTATACGGAGAAATTGTTATGCGTTATACAGATTCTGAAAGTAATACAAGCTATCATGTTGTTCAAAGAGGTACTGCTCCCCAACCAATTAATACTCGTGGTCGGCGCTCCCCTTGGCGAGAAAGGTTTGAGCGAATGCAACCACTAGAGTGGTTTGTTGTACCATATGCTGATCGCCAAAGAACTCAAGCGGCGGCGGCAAACCATCTCAAGGGGCGATACAGCTTCTACAAAATTAACAATGATGGTGATTTCTGTCTGTTAAAACTCTGCTAATTGTGGGGGACTTTAGGGAGCTTCGGCTCCCTCTTTTTTTGCGGGACGTATAGTGGGTTGGGTAGCGCCAGAACCCCGCCAAATAGCTAACAGGAGAAAGCCCACTATACACTTTGGAGGATATTATGCTGTGGAAAAATGAATGTAATCACCCTGAAGAAGATTATTTATTTAGTATTACTGGCCCTGTTGAGTCCTATGATGTTTGGTATTACAGACATAGCCTTGGAGATAAAAACGAATTTTGTTTGCGCTATGGCAATGAAGACCATGAATATAAAAGTAGTTGGGATTGTGCGTGGATTGAACGGAGCATTTCACACTACTCTAAATTTGCTGAAACTCCAACAGATAAAATGGAGTTAATAATGTTTATCAACATGAAAAATAAGATACAAGAAAAAGGTTATTGGGATATCTCTTGGGATCTTACTCCTGAAGTAACAGAACTACAGCGGGTTGCCAAGTATGATGATGCACCAGAAGATACTGGCAAAGATAACTGGCGGCTTGAAAGATTAAATTAGAGTGGGCTTCTACGTCTTTAAAACCCCCTTACAGGGTAAGGGGTTTTAAAGACTTAAGAAGCCCCCCACCACCGACGACGACAACGGAGATTGATATGATTGTATTCGTGTACCCCAGCAAAAAAGTATTGAAAGAGAACATCGGCAACGAGTTGCAGTACATTGAAACGAGTGTGTTCGGCCCAGAGTATCGGGCAGATGGTGTGTTGGTCGGGGCCAATCGGCCTCATATAACAGGGATCGGGCGCGAGTTTTTCGCCAAGGTCACAATGGTTGATGGTAAAATTTCTAAAGTTTCTTAAGGAGAAAACATTATGGCATACGCTACTGGTTACATTACTGTAGAAACGGAAGTAGATATTAACGATCACGATGGTAGTTATGATATCGGGTTTGATAATTTAGCAGACGTTATAGATACTGCTGGAGAAAACGGCTACAGCATGGAAGAAATTATTGACTACTGTTTTGATGAGGGCAAGGTTGATCCCGCAAAGTTTATGCAGGGATACATGACGGTCGAGCAGATTATGGAATTATATCAAGAGACTGTTGCTACTAAGTTAGATTTATTGGCACTTACAGTATCTAATCAGCTTGATAGAATTAAAGAGCTTGAGGCAGAACTTGCAGAGGCTCGTAAAACTGATGAAGAAGTAACCAAAGAAATAGCATATTAAATACACGGGGGCTTCGGCCCCCTTTTTTTGAGGGTTTATTATGTACAATATTCATGCGAGAGCAGTACAAAATTACTCAAAACTATCTAGTTCTAACCTTGCTGATGTAATACTTATGGTCGTGTTGAGTATTCAACAGCCGTGGTATGCTGTTGGTAATCAACTCAAAGACGTAAAATTAAATGGCATCAACTCCAGATTTATCTGGGGTAACAAGGCCAAAACTTACAAGTCTCTCATGTCCCGCAAAGAATTTATTTATTCTCAATACCTTGCAGTTCTTAATTCAAACAAATCTGATGATGACAAAGCCCTGTCATTGATGAATGTATTCTTGCAGATTGATGGGTTAGGTATGGCAAAGGCTGGCTTTGTTTGTCAATTATCCGCAGGATTGGTGGGGTGCATTGACATTCACAACCTACGGATGTACAGTATCCCCATGAAAGATTTAAAATTATCTAAGTCTGTAAAATCTAAAGCTATAAAGAATCGTCGTGTTATGAATTATATTTCTATATGTCACGACATTGGTACAGAAAAGTTATGGAACACTTGGTGCAATACACTTGCTACCAAGTCCAAAAGATTTGAGGATGGCTTTCATGTATCCCAAGTGCATTACAGCTATCTTCAAGATGTGGTAAACCTTTAACTAACTGGAGACATATTATGTCAGATGTAATTTCTATCTTTGGTACTGAGCGCCCAGCAGATCCTTTTGCTGGCAAAGGCTATGGTGTTGCTGATTTTCCTGTGGCAACCCGACCATTGCTTTACTTTAATGATGATACCGATCAGTGGTATGACTCATCAAAAGTTGCAGTAGTTCGTACAGATACTATGGACGAGCTTGGTGTTCACGGTAAAAACTACAAGCCTGTCGCACCCCGCGAATTGATTGATACTCAACGTGCAATCATTATGCGTAGTGATCTAAACACTGACGGCATCACTGAAACTATTGAGTGCAGTCACAATGGTGCGGCTACGTTTGTTAAGTATAGACTACCAGAGCATAGCTTTGTTACACCTGATGGCGACACAGCAGAGCTTACGTTCTTGGGTATTACCTCTCTCAATAGTACTTTCTCTTTCTTGTTGTCTGTTGGTGCTCGACAATCTGCTTGCTTCAATGGTCAAGTATTTGTCAGGGGCGAGGCTGGTTTATTCAAGGCTCGACACACAAAGAATCTTGATATCAATGCGGCGGCAAGATCTATCAGCAAGTCGATAGATATCTTTGACAAAGAGCGTGAGCTTTGGGCGCAGATGTATCAAACTCAAGTAACCCAAAAGCAAGTGATGTTTACTTTTGCAGAGGCCGCTGGTTGTCTTGACTTAGTACGTGCCGCAGTTAATGAAAGCGGTGCATCTTGGTCAGCAGTGTTTGATAGTCTGCCGCGAATGAACAGCACATTGACTTACTTGGTCACGGCTTGGAAACAATACTCTAACAAAATGGGCTACAACCAGTGGGCTGTATACAATACCCTAACTGATTGGTCTACTCATGCTCCAGCGGCTACCAAAAAGTCTGAGTCTAACATTGCTTCAGTGAGGCAGAAGCGTTCAGATGTTGTTCGGAAGGTATGTACATCTGATGTCTTCCGTATCGCGGCCTGAGAAAGTTGACATTGAATCTCTTGTTCAGCTTTATATTTACATCAAACCCAACCCTGATTATTCGGGGTTGGCTCAGAAGCTGAGAGACTTACACTTTACTGAGTCTGAGATCTTTAATGTCCTTCACAAAGTTCGTGAAGGTTACTACTAATCAAAGCCCTTCGGGGCTTTTTTTAGACCTTCTTGTTTTAAAACCCCCTTACAGGGTAAGGGGTTTTAAAACTTAGAAGGTCTTAGAGGAGACGCAACGATGTTAATAGACTTTATGCCCAATGGCCCAGCGGCTGACTACGATACAGTAATCACTGCATTTAATTTTGTAGACCACTTTATCATATGGCAAGAGGACACCCAGCAATATATTTTAAACGGACGGCCTGAAGAAATGGAGATGGCCTTACGCAGTTTATTAATTGAAAGGGGTACATCAGATGATACCGAAACAGAATAAAGAGCGCA